CCCATCACTCAGGGATAGTTCGTAATGTCCTCTCATATTTTGGTGTTTTTGGTGTTATTATGCGTTAGTAGCCTGAGTCAATACTCCTTGTCCTGTGAAAGCAGCAGAGTAAGTTGCTGGAGATTCCATATCAGCAGTAATGTCTAAGCTTTCTACAAATGCAGAACCAGACCATATTAAATCACCTGTAATTGGAGTGCTACCATTAACTGTAGTAAACTTAACTGTAACTACACCTCTTCCGTTTAAAGCAGAGAAAATATCTCCTACTACATAGTTTGTACCTGTTGGTTCAACTGTAGTAAGACCATCTGTAGTTAAAGACCAAGAACGCAAACCTGCGATTTGATCAGCCCATCCACCGCTTGATTTAGTTGTTGCATCTGGTAAGTCAGCACTTACTGATAAAGAGCAAGATGTAGAGTGAGCTACAACTTCAGTTCCTACTAGAACTACTAGGTTTGTACCATTAAAAATTCCTGTTGTTGGCATTTTATTTTATTTTAATTTTTTTATAATATTTGAGTTACAAAATGTTCGAATACAATGACTCTTTTAAACACATAAGCCTCATCCACATAATCAAAGGTAGCTTCATTTGATGACATCCTACGAGTGACTATTTTAAAGTCAGGAGAAGCACTTGGGTAATCTGGCACATTAACGCCTATGATCACTAACAATTCATTAGCCCACTGGTCTACCGATTTCTGCCCTACTTCACCTGACTTAAATGTCCTATAGACAATATCAAATTGAATAGTAACGTCAAAGTTATAACTCTGCTTGTCACTATTTTCAACTGATGTTTGACTACTAATGATTAAAAACGGAGGTTCTACAGTATCAGGTGCAATAGTATCGTAAACACCCAAAGAAAAACTTTGTGATGCTAACTTATCTACATAAGCCTTTCGTATAGCATATCCGCAATCTTTCATTAAGCTTCTGTTTCCGCTTTTACTTCCTCAGGATTTTGTTCTTGAGCAAGTTTTGATAAGAACTGAGTTAAAGGCAAACCATATTTAGTTGGCAATTCTTGGATGAATGCATCTAATTGTTTTACCTGCTCTTCGTTTAATGTAATTGTCATGGTATTGATTTTGTACAAATTTAACGAAATATATTTATATCTGAAATTCTTTAATCTTGTATATAAGTTGACCATACCTCTTGTCAAATGAAGTCATCAAAAATGGTCTAGTAGGTTGATTGGTAAACTTTTTAGGTCCTTGAACCATGAATTTTCTAGCAAAAGCACTTTGTTCGCTAGGTGATATGTTAATAAGTGAAGGCAAGTTTATATTATGTCTTGTACCAAATTCTACATAAGGAGCATATTTAACATTTTTATTACCTGCGCTTACATATGCAGTACCTGATTTATCAGTCTTTTTATGAGTAATACTTCTTTGTAATGCACCAGTTTTAACTTTAACTGCTGCTTTTGCATCTTGTTGAATATTTACAACAGTTTGGTTTATAGCATCTGCAATATGTCTTTCTAGCTTATCTGAAGCATTGGCAAACTTGGATCTTAACGAGTCAAGCCCAGTAATTCCCATTGAAAATGCAGCCATTATTTAAGTGTTGAGCAGCCTATTAAAAAATACTTATTACGATCTTGTTCGTTAATGACAGAGTTAATCACATATAATTTACTTTGAAAGCTGATTACCAACTTCTTATCAAAGACTTTAGATGTTGTATATCTTATTCTAAATGTGATATCTGTAGCAAAGCCATCTGTCCCTGCTATATTTGTTCTTGATTCACTATCTCTTACAATCTCAGCCCAACAAGTATAATAGTCTACAAGTGTATTTACAAATCCACCTGCACTATCTGATACGCTAGTTTTACTTTGGAAAGTAATCCTATTCATTAATCTTCCTATCATTATAAAATAACGTTTATGCGTTTAAATGGCTTCATAAGCTCGTATGCGGTCATTAAATTAGCTGAAGGCTTGGTTGCTTCAACTGAAGACTCTCTGTACTCATATAGGTCTGAAACCATCTTTAAAAGGGCAGTCTTCATTGTTGCAGGAGTCGTTGCATAACCACAAGTATAAGTGAACCTAAACTCGTTATTATAAATGCTAGTCATATATACTTTTTTTGTAGTATCTCCAAGCACTTGATATTCACCAACTGCCATTGATACCCATGCAGTATAATCCCAATATTCTACTAATGATATATTATTTGTAGGAACATAAGGTAATTCTATAAAGTCATCTACATACGCTACAACCTTTAAGGTTCTAGGAGTCATTGCAACTCCTGCATATTGCTCAAGTCTTGTTTGAGCTGTGTTGATTAAAGAAGTAATTAGATCATCATCTTCACTATAATCTACTCTAAGGTAATTCTTAGCTTCCGCTAAAGTAACCACTGTGGCTGAAGGTGCTACTGTGGTTGTAATATCTCTTACTATTTGCATTATGCCATTGTTTTTACAAAAATAACTAAAATATAGCGGACATAAAAAAGGAGGCAGTTTGCGGCTGCCCCCTTGTATTTTAGATTAATCTAGGATTAAGCTACGTTACCAAAATCTAGGCAACATTGCCAAAATCTCCGTACACAAACGCACTGTTGTAGTAGATAGGGAATGCAATACGAGCTTCAACTCTCACAGTAATCAAGTTCTTTTGGAAGTTATCGCTATCCATTTCAGAGAACTGAACAGAGATACCTTGATTTTGCATGATTTGAGCACCCATAGCCCAGTCACCTACTAAAAACTTATCAGCAGCGATTGCTGTAGATTGGAATACAGGGATACCAGCGATAGTTAAAGAACCATCAGTAGTAACAACTGTAGAACCTGGTAAAGAGTAAGCTGAACCTGAATTTTTAGTGTTCATGATAGCAGCCCAATCAGTTGGGTTGATCAAGATACCATTAGCAGAATAGTTACCAGCAGAAACCTGTGCAATAGCTTGTACTAATTGCTCAACGTCAACTGTAGCAGCACCACTGAAAGCAGCAGCGTTAATAGTCAAACCAGTTAAGTTTGGAGCTGTACCGCTACCATTCAATAACTGAGCATCTTCAGCTAATAAATATTTCTCTAACAAACGAGCTTGTAAGAAAGAAGTCATAGCAGGAACGTCATCTAACATTTGACGAGAGATTCTTACGAAACCAGCGATGTACTGAGCAGGAGCATCAGTCATTGTGATATCGAAATCGATTTGAGCTTTAGCAGAACCTTGAGTTTGAGGAGCTGCATCACCTTCACCACCTGTTTCCTTAGGGAAAGTAAATAAACCTGTAGAAATAGTTCCTACTGGTAATAAACTTCTCAAATGCACCTTACGAGAAGGAAGAGCATATACTTGAGGAGCATATTGTCTTTGGATATCACCAGTTAAGTTAACTGCTTCTGTCATGTTACCTACTGCCTTAGTGTCTAATACAAAGCCAGAACGCTTTACTTCACCACGACCTAATTTTGCGATGCTGTCAGCATTCTTTTCGATTGCGTCAGCAAGAGTTACGTTAAACCCTTTTACTTGATTTTCGTTCATTGTCTTACGATTGTTTTTTGCCTCTAATTTGTCAGCAGCATCTTTTACTACAGCAACTTGAGATTTTAATTCTTCTAATTCTGATTTTAAGCCATCTACCGCTACTGCGTTATCAGCTTTTAATGTTTCGATAGCACCGTTTACTTCGGTTTTAACGCCTTCGAAAGCACTTTTGATTTCTTCTACCATTAGTTGAAAATTTTAAATGATTTTAAATAATTGTTTACCTCTACTTCAATAGAAACCATCGGGTCTTCCTCTTCCTCCAATGCTTCATCTTCTGGCATTTCGACTTCGCCTTCAGATGATGGTTGCGGTTGTTCTTCAAGGTCGACTGACTCTTCATCTTCCATCTCAGCAAGATATTGTTGTAATTGCTTAAGTTTAAGTTCCAACAATTCAAATGTTTCATCAGTAAAGTGACCGTTTCTTAAAGACTTGATAGTTTTACCCATCTCATCTACAAGAACAGACTTTATTTGACTCTTCACTCCTACTGTTGGTGTATTTGCGTTTGCACCCCACAATACTGAACTACCCTCAAACAATTTAATTTCATTGATTTCGTTATAGCCTGACTTCGCTTGTGACTTAATAGTCTGGAAGCCGATGCTATGTTCTGTTATATGACCTTCTTTATACAACTCATAAGTATCGTTACCTAATGTTGTATTAGGCATCTTTACTCTAGCCTTTAAACCAAATCCATCTTCCATCATCTCGAATGGTTTAGCAATTGGTTTCTCAGTTGAGTGGTTAAATAAATGCCAGATTCTATTCTTAGCATTAGGTCCGTTTTCTTTAAGGGTTTTAGTGAATGCACCTGGTACAATAACATCGCCATCGCTGTCGACATTACCAAACGCAGAATAGTAGACAGTAATAATTCTGCTACCATCCTCCATATCTACTGGAGCACCACTTACCGCTTTTTTGTTATAAAAGTTACTCATATTTTTTATTTAAGCTATATAAACTGTGCAGCATCTACAGTTGCAGTTATTTACTGCTAACCCTGCCGCATCATGTGCATATTGCATTTCTATTAGTCCATAGTCAGGAGTGTTTACTAGGAATGGTTGATTAACGGGGATTCTTACACCTTTGTTGTCAGGATTCGTTTGTCTATCTAAATCCCTGTGCCATAATCTTGGCTTACCACTCTTAGCTGGATATTCAGCAGCTATCCATTGTTTTAATACTGGAATACCTGCTAACCTAACCGCACCTATAGCACCTGTACTTAATGCCTGATGGCTTTCAGTTCTTGCTATAAGCAAACTCCTTGCGTTATTTATCTTTCCCTCTCTTAGAGTCTGAATCGCCAACTTGTTTACTTCATTCTGTGACAATCCATTCTCACGACCAAACTTTATAACATTCGCTAATATACGAGCTATTTCGTTTTCAGTAGTATTCTCTATGCCTTGCATCTTTGGTCCGCTAATGCCAATCCAATACGTTAACATAAATACTAACCACTCATCCAAAATGTTTAAAGGGTCAAGGTCAATCTCTTCCGCTTTCTTATTCGTTTCAAACATCTGTTGGTATCGCATAGCAGTATAACCGCCAGTTGATTCATACAAAGTTCGTAAAATATTATTAATCTTATCGCCAGTAAAAAATCCTGCACGATTATTAGCCGCTTGTTCTACCCCTAATGCCTCAACCATTTGAGCAGCTTTATCAAAGTCAGCTTGTAAAGCCTCTTTAATTTTAGGCTGAAACTCTCTGATTGATTTCCTTGCAATCTTTTGTTGCAAAGCAAACTGCTGTGA